TTGAGACTCGAGTTGGATGCGGTCACCACCGGATTTGGTCTGTTGCCCACACTGGCTTCCAATGGTTACAAGGTGGCCATGGTCAATACTGCGGGTACGGCTTTAATTGCGTCCTCTGCGTTGGGTGTAGTGAACAATGATGTTGTTCACCGTAAAGGGCTCAAAAAGATCAGAGACCGATGAAATACGAATGGCCATGTTTTCGGCAGTTCCGGTGACTTCAATCTCAGACGGGCTTACGTCTGACCCATCCCAAAGAAAATTGTCCCAAGTCATCGAATCCCAATAACTTGATCTCAGGTCGTTTTGGTATGAGGCATCAGCAGCTTGGGCAAGGGCAAGAGTACGGTACCCCAAATCGTATCCGAATTGGATCTCGGCGTATGAGTCCCCGGTTAGCTCTACACTGGCTTTACGGTATCTCTTTAAAATCCGAGGCGATTTAGTGGAGTTGTAAACAAGGTTGATGTTAGCGGGAATTGCCGCTCCATCAAAGCTCGTACCCTTGTCCATTTCATACACGTAACCGTTGGTTGATCCAAAGAATTGAACAGTCCCGCCCGTGGGCGCTTCACTGTCGATGCAGCAGTTAATTGGGTTGGCAAACTCTATAGGCATGCTGCCTATTATTCTGCCGTTTAAAGTCGTCAGGTACAGGCCCGTGCCGTCGGAAAAGAATACCCGGTATTGACCCTTATCTCGGTTGACCGTGCTGCCGACTGACAACTGCCTGTGTGTGTTGATAAAATTTGGTATGGTCATGCTGAGAGAAGCAGGCACGAAGTTGCCGAAATTCAGAGACGTGCCCAAGCTCATGATGCCCCGGTCATCAAGCACATACGCTTGGTCCATGTTCTGCGCGGTGTAGGGGTACGCCCCGGTGCCGGTGTTGAACGCGCTTAAACTGAAGTTTGCAGAGCTGGTACCGTAGAGAACGCTGGTGTCGTTTCTTGTGTAGATGCCCAAGGCACCGCTGGACTGATCTCCCGGCAGCACCAGAAGGTTGGATACCGACGCGTTCATGGCGATCTCGCCCGCGCCAAGCAATGGCGACCACTGGTACGGGTACCCAAGTGCCGAAAACTGGACCGAAGCCCCAAAGGTCAAAAACAGGTGTTGTTTGTGGAAAGCGATGTGATTCGGCGTGTCCACTGCCATGCCTGTTGCAATCGGCACAAACGTCGTTCCATCAAACTCAAAAGCTCGGTTCACGCCGTCGCATCCGTAGAGCTTGTAATTGGCCGTACCGCCGCCAAAGTTGGCAACCACAGTCTCATAACGGCCACCCGTTGTAAGAGTAATGTTGCTGCTATTTCCGGCAATGGTTGCGATGTTGACGTTCGATGCGTTCTTAACAAACTCGGATTGAAAAGTTCCGGTTTGCGAAGCAAAGATAAACCGCCCTGCCGCTGTGCCGGCAGCAAAACTACCTGATTGGAGAACGACTCGGCTGACAGTGGCTGTTGCACCCGATGTGACGCCTGTGATCACTATGCCGTCAGCAAGAGTGCTGCCAGCGGCGCCGCCTGTCATGTTGGTCGTGCTACCGGTAAGAGTCGTGTACGTTGCCGCGACCACAAATCCGTTTGTTCCTACGCCAGCGGTAACCGCGGTGATGGTGACCGTTGTGCCAACCGCGACTGCGGTGTAGTCTGGCACCGATGTGTGTGCGTTGATGTTGGCCGCCAGTGCCGTTGCCGTTGCGGCCAAACTGGTGACGTAGCTCACGGCCCCGCTGATAATTGAAACCCCGTTAACGGTCAGCGTGTCAATTGATCCAGCGGCTCCGGTTGCCAAGGTGATGGTGCCGGTAGCCGAAATCAACCCGCCGGCAGCGGTAAACGAGAGTTCTTTGCCAAGCGCAACCGCGGTCCAACCGCTCGACGTTGACTTGTACATTGACGTTAACCGCCAAGCGTAAAGGGCGCCGTTGTAGTAAGCCACACCAAGGACTGATCCGGTTCCGGGCACTGTCGTGATGTCGGCCCGGTAAATGTCAGCAGCAGCGTTTTTATAGGTTGCATCGGTAAGCCCGTCAGCCGAAATCCCCTGAATCGAGGTGACCGTAGCAACTGGCGAAGCGCTCACGTTTAAAACTTCAGTAGCTACAAAAGTCCCGACTTCCTTCGTAATCACAATATTGTTTGAAGTGACCGCGATCACGTAACCGGTTGCTGCTGAGCTTGCGCCCGTAACCGTGTTGCCAACAGATACCGACCCGGTTATGGAGCAGACAAGGATGTTGTACACCGCGGCTGAAGGGCTGGGCCGGCCATCAAAACGCTCGTATCCAGTGATGCGCGTGTAGCCGCCGGTGATCGAGCACTCAAAGTTGGCGGCCCTTCGCGCCACGCCCGGGGGCAGGGATAAAGTTGGCGTGACCTGATCCAGCCCACCACCGAGGCGGATCAAGTCATACTGAACGGCTGGCGTGGTAAGCGGCATCTTGGCTTTCTATGCAAGGGGCGGGCCGCTGATGATGGTGGGGATCTGGTCGATATCCAAACGGTTCATCAACCTCTTGAATTCAAACTCGCCCCTCTGATAGACCTCGGGCGCGGATTCGTAACCGCCGTAGAACATCATGGCCCGGTAAACAATCATCATTTGAAAGCGGGTGGGAAAGTAGATGGAAGGCTCATCAGCATCAGCAGAAAACTCTACTGGCTTAACATAGTACTCGCCTACGATGACGTAGGGCTGATCCGGAACGGAACCAAAACCCAAGCTCTTGTCTGGGTCAATCGTGATGACCACCGGCCTTGCATAGGTCGTTCGCATGTTCCCGTAAATGTACAGGTTGCGAAACGTTGTGTAGTCCATGTAGTTGAGCAACTGCTCGTCAGCGTAGCTCTGGTTAACAGAAGACGCGCGCCAGCTATCCCGTTTCCAGTTTGCAAAAGTAGAGCCAACGCCGGCTTGGGTTGGCGTGTAGAACTGCTGTTGCGTGACCGTGTTGAACTCGATCGATGTGCGCAACCACTGCCAATCTTCTTTGGCCGTCTGGATGTCAACCCAAGCACTGTTGATCCAGTTGGCCATCCTCGCGCTCTCACCGGTCGCGCCTTGGACGGTCGTAAGAGCCGTGCTGGCGCCGGAGACGCCGCACTCCACTCTTGCACGGTTGACAAGCTGCAGGTAGTTCACGCAGGCTCAGCCAATACGCTATTGAGCCAAGCACGCCCGCGAGGGTTTGCGTCTTCCATCATCTCAAAAGGATAAGCCAAACCGTGCCTTGCAATCATGTCGATCTGGTCAGGCGCTGCAGGGTTGCGCGTGACTTGGCTGTACTTGGTTTCTTTCATGTGAGCCAAGATCTCAACGTACTTGCGTCGAATCGTACTTGGCACTCCGCGCATCAGCGGCTGGTTGGTGCCATTGCAATTCAAAATTACGTGAGGAGACTGGTTCTCGTCTGTGCTCGAGTGGACCATCACCGTGACCATCTCGTTCATAAAAGCTTCGTCAAGCACAAGCTGCTTGATGTCTTTTGTTATGGTTTCAATTTGAGCGTCATCGACGATTTGAATTCCTTTTGCCATCTTCTATTCTCCGTCAGGGTTAAAAAACTGTCTTGCCAAAAAGCAGGCCACCCTAGGGTGACCTGCAAACCTCTTCAAGGAGGATGGCAACTTTACTGGGCTGAGCCGGGCATGTCCATGCAATCGGAGTACGCGCCTGTGATGCCAGAGGCAGACAGGTCGGTAGTACCGGGCGTGAACGTAGCTGCGGAACTGGTAGTCACTTTGATCAAACCGACCAAAGTTGTACCGGCTGTAACCTGACCGGGCACGGGGCAAGGATCGCCAGCGGCATTGATCGGACCCTGAGTGGTCGACACGGTGCCAGCGGCGGTAATCCACACTGCAAACAGGCAAGCCTGAGATGCAGCCAAGGCCGTACCTGCGGTGAAGGTCAAGTTGTCGGTAGCAGCCTTAGACTTGAAAATACCATTGCTCGTAAAAGTCAAGGTGTTAGCAGTCTTGAAAGTGGCAGAGTTAGTGCCTTCAGCCAAGCCGGCAGCGGTGAGGGAGAGGTAGCCACTATTGGCTTGTTCGATGTTGTAAGACATGATGAATTTCCTTTGTAAAGATTAGACAGTTGCTGAGAACGGAGTTGCTTCCGTGCCAGTCGCAGCGGTGAACACGCGCACGGCGAAGGTGCCGGCAATCGCATCGATGATCTCGATGTGATCGCCGATGAGGCCGCCAAGTGTTGTACCGTTGAGGGTGATGGTGTCGCTGGTTGCGCCCGTGGCAAAACCCAAGACTGCTGCCGTGTTATCACTGATCACAAACGCCCGGCCAGACATCACGTCGGTGGTGTTAGCCACTTTAATGGTTGTCGAGTTAGACGTTATCGTTGATCCGATGATGATCCGGTAGACAGAACCCGTGCCGGTAGCAGCAGGCAGAGTGACTGCGCAACCTGCCACGGCACTGATCACTATCGTGCGCCCCGCGTGCGTATCCTTCGTGCAGGTGAGCGTTGCTCCAGTAGCGCTGATTGGCGTTGTAGACAGCACTGAGCCGTTCATGTCGCCAAGCAGCACCCCTTCGTTAACGATGCTGTAGAAAGCTTTATTGCTCATGTTGTTCTCCTTACAGAGACGTTACGCCGGCTTCGATACGTGCCATAAATGCGTCGTTTAGACGCACAGTTGCAAAGTATGTTGAAGCGCCAACGTAGCCGAATTGGCCAAGCGGGTTGGCATGGTTGACCTGAGAAGCTTTCAGCACCACAGGTTTGATCGCCGACATGCCTTTAAGAGCAACCTGACCCCAGCAGTCTTCACCAATGATGATGAATGGGTACACGTCAACGCTTGTGCCGCCAACCGACAACATGCCGCTTGAGCCAATCGCCGCACCGGCTGCTGCAAATGACTTGAGCAGAGGAGAGGAGATGAATCGGAAGTCTTCGCATGCTCCGACTTCGCGGTCATGAATCGGCTTGAACGAACCGTACTCTTCAACCCGGGTGAAGCCGGGCAGATTACGGATGTCGCTGACCGCGTCAGTGTGGCAGAAGATGACGTATGCAGGCTGGACCGCGCGGGTACCAAAGTTGACACCGGGAGCCAGACGACTGGTCACGCGACGCGAACGGTTGGACTCGAGAGTACGAGCTGCTTTACGAATGCTGTTCAGGCTGATCGGGGTATTGATGCCGGCCCGGGTAGATCCATTTGCATAGATCACAGTGGAGCCAGCCTTCAAAACACCGTAACGAACCATCTCCATCACCTCGGCAAGGGTCTCGCCTGTGAGCTTGACCATCTCTCCGGGGATGTCGTCTTCGTACAGATTCTCAACTTTGCTTGAGTACTTGAACAGCACCCCGTATTGTTGAAGCTGGACAGACACATCTTGGAAAGAGATCGTGTTTGCGTTGGGCGTGACGCCCTCAGCCAACACGAAGTTGGAGGCGGTGATGTCAGGAGTACCAACGTAGCGAGAAGAGTTCTCGATTGTTGTACCTGCGGTAGATGCGCCGAAAGGCAGAGTACGACGGAACACCAAGGTGTCTGTCGAGTTCTGTGGCATCTCACGTTGAGTACCGAAGTCGCCCAAAACAGTGATGGGCTGGGCGTGTTCAAGCATACCTTGTGCAGCGCGGATAAGGTTTCGCGATGCTACGGTGCCGTAATTTTGGATAGACATTTGGATTTCCTTTTAAGATTGAGTTAATAGCCGCGTTCCTTGAGCTCTCGCTCACGCTTCTTGGCTTCGTAATTCCACATTTCCGTTGGTGACATGTCGCCAAGTGTTTTAGGCGGTGGTGTCTGACCAGTTCGAGTTGT